CCGAAAAGCCGCCCCATCACCCACCATAGGGAGGTGAACAAGATGGGAGCGATCAGCGAATTATACCGGGGAAGGATCAGCGCACCTACAGATATCATGGTCAGGGCGGACGATTACGACAAGCTGAATGGTCACGCAGAAGTACTACACAATCAGATCGCTGACGGAATGAAAGCGGATACTGCGGAAGCATTCGAGAAATTGATTGACCTTCACAGGCAGATGGAATCGATCACCTCAGAGGACAGCTACACGAGAGGCTTTCGTGACGGCGCAAGGCTGATGCTGGATATGCTGAACGGATAAATTCATGGTGGTTTTATACATAGGAGAGGCTTGCAGTATGCAGGCCTTTTCTTTATGCAGATTTTTACTGGAAGGAGTGATGCGGATGGTTCAGAGAGGCAGAAAACCGAAACCGACAGCGATCAAAGAGCTGGAAGGCAATCCGGGCAAGCGTCCGCTGAATGATGCAGAGCCGAAGCCGGAACGCAAAGCGCCACCTTGTCCGAAGTGGCTGGAGCCCGAAGCGAAAAAGGAATGGCGCAGGCTGTCAAAGCAACTGGAGCAGATCGGTGTGCTGACCGAGGTCGATCAGGCGGCATTCGCATCGTACTGTCAGGCATACGCTCGATGGAAAGAAGCCGAGGAATTTATGACACAGCATGGTACTATCGTGAAAACGAAATCCGGCTACTGGCAGCAGGTTCCGCAGGTGTCCATTGCTCAGACATACCTGAAAATCATGAACAAGATCGCAGAGCAGTTCGGTCTGACTCCGGCGGCAAGAAGCCGTATCACAGCCGGTGCGGATATGAAAAACGCTGCTGTTGACGATATGGATGAACTTCTCGGAGGTGGCTGATGCAAAAGACAACAGAGGTATTCTTCGATGCAACGCTTCATTGTGGCTATGCATTTACAGCAGATGGTACACGTTTTTTGTTTGATATGGAGGATGCTGATTTGGTGTCAAGCCGAGGGTGGCATATAACACGCCGCGGATATGTGGGTGGAAAACTTCATCGAAGGGAGCGACCATTGCACAAGATCATGCTGTGTGTTGATTCAAAGCACGATGTAGATCATGTTAATCGCAATAAAATGGATAACCGGCGATGCAATTTGCGGGTTTGTACGCATCACGAGAATAGTTGCAATCAGAAAAAGCGAAACACCAACACATCAGGATATATGGGCGTTTCCTTCGCCAAAAACATCCGAAAGTATGAGAGCTATGTGCATTATAACGGACGCAAGCATGGACTGGGATATTTTTATTCTCCACAGGAAGCGGCATTGGTGCGAGATGCTGCTGCACTGTATTTCTTTGGAGAGTTTTGCAATCTGAATTTTCCGGAGGGTGATGCGGTATGGCTAACAGGATAAGACCCGCAAATTACCCTAAGCTGAAGGATTACCAGCCAACACACTTCATGCTTCCGGAATCACACTACGATGCGGCAAAGGCGGACAGGGCTGTCCGTTTTATCGAAAACCTCTGCCACACGAAAGGAAAATGGGCGGGAAAACCGTTCTGGCTACTTCCGTGGCAGGAGCAGATCATCCGTGACATTTTCGGTATCGTCAAAGAGGATGATACCCGTCAATTCCGTACCGCATATGTCGAAATACCCAAGAAAAATGGAAAGTCCGAGCTTGCGGCGGCTATCGCGCTGTATCTACTTTTTGCCGATAATGAACCGTCTGCCGAGGTCTACGGTGCAGCCGCTGACCGACAGCAGGCATCTATCGTTTTCGATGTCGCCAAGCGCATGGTTGAGATGACACCGGCGCTGCTGAAACGCTCGAAGATCATGGCGGCTACAAAGCGTCTGGTGAATTACTCCAATGTGGGATTCTATCAGGTGCTTTCCGCAGAGGTCGGCACAAAACACGGATTGAACGTATCAGGGCTTGTTTTGGATGAACTTCATGTACAGCCGAATCGCAGTCTTGTGGATGTCCTTACAAAGGGCTCCGGCGATGCGAGAACACAGCCACTGTACTTCCTTATCACTACCGCCGGCACTGACCGCAACAGCATCTGCTACGAATACCACACGAAAGCAAAAGACATCCTCGAAGGACGGCGCATCGATCCGTCCTTTTATCCTGTGATCTACGGCTTGGATGACGGCGACGACTGGAATGCCGAGGAATCATGGTACAAAGCGAATCCCTCGCTCGGATACACCATTACCATTGACCGAGTACGTGACGCTCACCGCGAAGCGCTGACCAATCCTGCGGAAGAAAATGTATTCCGTCAGCTTCGTCTGGATCAGTGGGTGGGCAGCGTCGTGGCATGGATTCCGGAGCATATCTATGATCGGGGCAATCTTCCGATTGATCTCGAAAAGCTCCGGGGACGTGAGTGCTACGCAGGACTTGACCTTTCAAGCACATCGGATATAACCGCTTTTGTTCTGGTTTTCCCTCCGCTGCATGAAGGCGAGAAATACATCGTTGTTCCCCACTTCTGGCTACCGAGAGAAACGCTTGATTTGCGAGTGCGCCGCGATCATGTTCCCTACGATGTCTGGGAACGCATGGGACTGTTTCATATCACCGAAGGTAATGTGGTCGATTACAATTTCGTGCGGAAAACGATCAACGGGCTGCACACGATGTATAACATCAAGGAAATTGCAGCCGACCGATGGAACGCCACACAGCTGATCACCGACCTTGAGGGTGACGGCTTTACCGTTGTGCCGATGGGCATGGGCTTCAAGGATATGTCACCGCCGATGAAGGAGCTGTACAAACTCATTCTCGAAGGGCAGTTTATCCACGGCGGCAACCCTGTCCTGCGCTGGATGGCGGGTAATGTGGTCGCTGAGATTGATGCGGCGGAGAACATCAAACCGAGTAAAAAGAAAAGTACAGAAAAGATTGACGGCATCGTGGCATGGATCATGGCTCTTGACAGATGTATCCGTCACGAAATGCAAGGCAGTGTATATGATGAACCCGACCACGATCTTGTGGTCATCTGACAGGAGGTAATGTATATGGGCTTTTTGAGCTGGCTCGGCATCAGCAAGCCGAGAGATGCGCCGACGCTTCCGGATATTCAGGACAATGTCCGCGATTCCGGTAATCTGTTTGTATTCGGCATGACGCACAGCGGAGAGCGTGTGGATGAGCGAACTGCGATGCAGATCGTGACCGTTTATGCCTGCGTGAGACTGCTCTCCAACACCATCGCAGGACTTCCCCTGCACCTTTACAGATACACCGGACAGGGCGAAGATAAGGAACTGGCGACCGATCATCCACTGTACAAAATCCTATACCGGCAGCCAAATCCCGAAATGAGTTCATTTTCATTCTGGGAGGCACTGATGTGTCATTTGCTGCTTTGGGGAAATGCGTATGCACAAATTGTGCGTGACGGCAAAAACGGCATCCTCGGTTTGTATCCGCTACTGCCGGAAAATGTCGAGATCGACCGTGATCCGAAATCTGGCGACCTGATCTACACCTACCATGCCTACACCGATGAAAAGCCCGGCGAGCATGACAAGGATATCATTTTCCGCAGGGATGAAATATTGCACATCCCCGGTTTAGGCTTTAACGGACTTGTGGGATTCAGCCCCATTGCGATGATGAAAAATGCGCTCGGCGCAGTGATGGCTGTGGAGCGATACGGCAGCGCCTTCTTCAAAAACGGAGCGCAGCCTGCCGGTGTGTTAGAGCATCCAGGTGTGCTGAAAGATCCGCAGAAGATCCGTGACAACTGGACAAAGGCTTACGGCGGCGCAAGAAACGCGCACCGCATCGCAGTCCTCGAAGAAGGAATGCAGTATAAGCCGATATCCCTGCCGCCGGAGGATTCGCAGTTTCTTTCCACAAGAGAATTTGATGTGGAGGAAATCTGCCGTATGTTTCAGGTGCCGCCGCATCTGGTACAAGATTTGAAACGCAGCACCTTCAACAATATCGAACATCAGGGCATCGCATTCGTGCAGTATTCGCTGATGCCTTGGATCATCCGCATAGAAAAAGGGATCATGAAAGACCTGCTGCTCGAAGAGGAACAGGATGTATATTTCCCGAAATTCAATGTGGACGGGCTGATGCGCGGAGATTATCAGAGCCGCATGAACGCCTATGCGATCGGTGTCGGAAACGGCTTCATGTCGCCCAACGATGTGCGCCGTCTGGAAAATATGGACTTGATCCCTGACGATCAGGGCGGCAACGACTACTACCTGAACGGCTCGTATAACAAGCTACAGGATGCAGGTGCAAGCTATGGTCTGGCACAGTCGCAGCAGGATGCTGAACCAGATGAGCAGCCGGATACCGAGGAACAGGATGAGCCGGATGAGAAGCCGGACGAGGAAACCGATGACAGATTCCTGCGAAAAAAGCGCAGGAAGAAATACAAGAATGGGGGTATGTAAATGGAAAAGTTCTGGAATTGGATCCACGATGACAGCGGCGGCAGAGTCCTTCGGCTCGAAGGTCCTATCGACTCGGAGAGCTTCTGGGGGGATGAGATCACGCCTCAGTCGTTCCGTGATGAGCTGTATGCCGAGGAAGGCGACATTACACTTTGGCTGAATAGTCCAGGCGGGAATGTGTTCGCCGCTTCCGAGATTTACACGATGATTCGTGATTATCCGCACAGGGTAACGGTGAAAATAGCAAGTATTGCTGCATCGGCGGCGAGCGTGATTGCTATGGCAGGAAATACTGTGCAGATGTCTCCGACCGCACTCCTGTTCGTGCATGATCCGTCCACAATTGCGATGGGAAACGCCAAGGATATGGAGAAAGCCATCGCAACGCTCAATGAGATCAAGGAAAGCATTATCAACGCATATGCAGCGAAAACGGGACTTTCCCGAAATAAAATCTCAAAGCTCATGTCTGATGAGACATGGATCAATGCGAAAAAGGCGGTCGAGCTGGGCTTTGCAGATGAGATCCTCTTTGACGAAAAGCCGGAACCGGACAAGAAGCAGGATGAGCCTGACGATCCGGACGAGCCTGAGAAGCCCGATCAGGAAGGCGGTGACGATGAGGGCGATGAAAAGAAAGAGACCGAAAAGAAGCCGTTCAAGCTGGAATCTGACTGGTCTTACAGTACCCGTATCATGGGGCAGACCATCTTGGGAAAGATCACCGCAGGCGCAGAAACCGCCGACTCGGACGACACTTCCGATGACAAAACTGAAGCACTGAAACCTGCCGAAAAAGAGCTGACCGCGCCTGTGATCACTGTCCCCGATATGCCTGTGATCGGCATGGACGGAAAAACGGCAGACGGCTCGATGCCGTATGAAATTCTGAAACAGCAGCTTGCTTTCATGAGATAAGCAGGCTGTATTTTTTTGACAGCCGGAGATTTCCGGCAGAAATGGAGAAAACGATATGAGCAAAATCATGGAACTTCGCAGCAAACGTAATACTCTGTGGGAACAGACAAAGGACTTCCTTGAAAAGCATCGCGGTGAGAACGGTCTCGTTGAGGCATCTGCCGTAGAGCAGTATAACAAGATGGCGGGAGAAGTGCAGGCACTCGGCGCAGAGATCGAGCGTCTGGAACAGCAGGCAGCAGTTGATGCAGCACTGTCCGCACCGACCAGCAAGCCCGTCACCAATGCACCCGGTGCTCCGTCTGCCGCAAAGACTGCGCCGACAGCAACAGACGAATACAAGAGTGCCTTCTGGGGTATGATCCGCAACAAGGGCGATCAGCTTGCAGTCCGCAATGCGCTTTCTGTCGGCGAGGACACCGAGGGCGGCTACACTGTGCCTGACGAGTTCGAGCGCCGTCTGATTCAGGGTCTTGAGGAGAACAACATCTTCCGTCAGATGGCGACTGTTATTAAGACCAACAGCGGCACCCGTAAGATTCCGATTGCCAACGACACAATGGAGGCACAGTGGATCGATGAAGGCGAGGAAATCCCTGAAACAGATACACGTTTCGGGCAGACCACGCTCTCCGCATACAAACTCGGCACGATGATCAAGATCAGCAACGAGCTTCTGCACGATTCTGCTTTCGATCTTGCATCGTATATTGCATCCCGATTCGGCGTTGCAATGGGCAATGCGGAGGAGCGTGCCTTCTTCACAGGTGACGGCGACAAGAAACCGCTTGGTATCCTTGATGAAACAGGCGGTGCCGAACTTGGTGTGACCTCTGCATCGCAGACAGCGATCACCTTTGATGAGATTTTCGACCTCTACTACAGTCTGAAATCTCCGTACCGCAGAAATGCACAGTTCGTCTGCAATGAAACCATTCTTCTTCAGCTCATGAAGCTGAAGGACAAGAACGATAACTACCTCTGGAAGCCGTCCCTCGACATCGCAAAACCCGATACACTGCTCGGCAGACCGATCCGCACATCTTCCTTTATGCCGACCATTGCCAAGGGTGAGCGTGTGCTGCTCTTCGGTGATATGAAGAATTACTGGGTTGCAGACCGTCAG